GCTCCAACATATTTATTTTGCAAAATTCCAGGGGCAACAGGAAATTGATACAACACAGTAGTGGCTCCTTGAGAGGTAGCCCAGGGAATGTTATCTGCAAAAATACTAGATTTCTTCGCAATATAAGCAATATCCATTTCATCAACTTTAGTAGAAAATACACTATCAGAATAAGTCAATCCGTTATCAGGCATTGCAGCAAGTTTAACTGAGTTATCAATTCCATTAGCATTGGTATATCCTTTAGCAGGAATTGGTGCGAAAGATTCCAACTTTGCCATATCAGTGGGCTTGTTCCAACCAAAAGTCGAAGCAGCACCTGAAACAGCAGTCGAAACCCAATCAACAACACGAGCGGCAGGACCAAATACAGGAGTATTACTCATCATACGAGCGGTTGTAGCAACGCCAGAAGCTACTTCATTAATGGGTTTTGAAACAGTCACACTTTCTTCACTGCCAATCTGAGCACGAGGGAGTGCTGGCACAGTAGGTACAGTAGCAGCAGAGGATGTGGGCATTGCCAAATCAATGTCTTCAAACCAGGCATACACTGAATAAGATGCACCATTGCCGGCAGGAATAGAAGTGGCTCCATCTTTAATTATATTCAGAGGAACCACAAAACACTCACCCATACTACCTTGAGTACTAACTAAGTTATAATGAGACAAAGGAGCACAATAAGGAATTTTAATCTGAGCGGGGGAGTTAGAAGCTAAATCTATTTCAACACCTGGATAACCAGTAATGTTTGGGAAGAAAATATCCGTTCCTGGGTTAAAAGCGGTACCCAAGCTAGCCATAGCTCGGCGATTACACGTAGAATCAAAAGGAGCGAAAAACATCCAATAACGACCACTCATAAATGGGGTCGCATTGATCAACACACGCACACACACATTCGCACGTAAATAAGCAAAATAATTCAATTTATCTACAACATTGGGAGAATTCTGAAGAATAATATCGGGGAATTTAAATTTAAATCCACCCATTTCAGCAGAAAGGGGAGTACTCTGAAATTCGCCCTGTTTGATTAGGACAGGACGAGACAAAATATCTTTAATAGAATGCATTTTAGATTCATCTCCCATAGCTATCCACTGTAAATCTTTAGAAATCATAGGTTTGGAGTATTCCATAAGAGTAGAATCATCGGCAAAAGTGGTCACTTGTTGAGTATCTAGGGTATCAGAAGAAAGATTTTCAATATTTGTAGCGACTTCTTGAGTTTACTAACTTGTAAGGTTGAGTCAAACTTCTTACTCTAAAGCGCCGGATTAATAGCCTATATTTATAGTGGCACACATTAATCAATAGAAAATGCAAAACAAATTCTCCACTTACCTAAACAACACTAATTGCACAGGCAACCTTCCATCGGGCATTGCTGCTTGTCTCGTACGGCGAATGAGAACAAGCCCCTGGAGAAGGATTTAGGATGCGGCACACAGACCTTGGATCTTGAGAAGAGCAGAGGTCCGGTACTCGGAGAGAGTCATGAGCAGCGGTTGTTGTTCGAGTGTTTTCCCGGCGGCTCGAAACTTTGGGATCCATTCGTGGAACACTGCGTCGGGATGCAGACTGAGCTCGAAAGCGGCAGTTTCGATGTTCTCACGAGTCTTTTCTTCTCTGTCCAAGTCTCCACGAATCCAGTTCGTCATTTCCAGCACAGTCTCCAGGCAGAGGGGAGCACGGTGGAGACCGGAAGCTTCACGTAAGAACGTTCGCTTGAGAAAGCTGATGTCGTTGAGGGAACGGTAAGGGACGAGTTCTCCACTCTTGGCTTCGTCGGTGTAAGTCATACCAAAAGTGGCGTAACCAGCAGCAATCGTAACCTGGTTGAAGATCTCGATGACATGGTCAGAGATGTTCACGATGTTATCATCTCCGTAGGCGATCATCGCGACATAGCGTCGGAACGCTTGCATGTTCTTCAGTTCCTGAGGAACGACGAGCATCCACACATATCGCATCGAAAGCGAGTTGTAGATGGAGTTGATGATCGCGGTCAAGGGACATCCAGATGGTTGAGAGTGTGTCCAGATGTAGACAGAGTTTCCAAAGACGTGGACGGAGTTAACGATCTCACACCAGAGAACCTCCCGAATGAGCGCATTCTCTTCACCATCATCGTAAAACTGATTGATGATGTCGAGAATCGCCCACAGGAATTCACTGACGAGAGTTCCGTCGAAGTTGGAAAAGTCTCCAGCAATCACTTTCTTGCCTTTGCTTTGCATGCGTTCTGCAATTCGATGCCAATCCATTGAGTAGACATTCGTTCCGACCGCAATTTCGTTGTGAATGCGGTTCCGGGCACAATGGGCAGCAAAGCCTAGAAAGTACTTACGGAAAACCAACGTGTAACACATTGGTCCCGCAGAGAACACTCTCGT